AAATAAGTCACCATTAGCTATGCAACTTATGAGCGTTTATAATCTAACATCGCCGGTGATTTCTCTTCTTTCGCCACTGATTTTATTGTTTATTCCGTTCTTCTTACTGAAGATTCAAAATTCGCAAGTGAGTATATCGACGTATATAAAATCATTAAAAACTATTCTTTCTAATCATCCAATCGGTAAAATATTTTCTCTTCTTGATTTTTCAAGTATGCCATGGGATAAGCGTATATATGTTCTCATGTCTGTTTTCTTTTACTTTATTCAGGTTTATCAGAATATAACATCATGTCGTCGATTCTACAAAAATATGATTCTAATTCATAAAAATATATTTATTTTAAATGACTATTTTCGATACACAATTCGAAATATGAAACATGTTATTCAAATGTCGCATAACCTTATAACCTATCGCGAATTTACAAATGAAATTAAGGCGAAAGTACAACACCTTGAACAACTATGCGATGTATTTAGTAAAATCAAACCATTCGCATTCAGTTTCAAGAAATTTATTGAAATCGGAAAACTTATGAAACTAAACTACGAAATATTTGTTGACCATGACATAAAATCATGCGTTAACTATAGCTTCGGATTTAATGCATTCTATGAAAATATCGACCATATTAAGCAAATGATCGATAGTTCGCGCATCAATCCATGTGTATTTATTAGCGATGAGAATACTGAAGCTGATGAAGCTGATGAAGCTGATGATTTGCGAGAAGGAGAGAAAGCAGAGAAAGGAGAGAAAAATAAGAAATCAAAAAAGAATACATCAAATATTTCTAAAACATCCACAAAATCTGAAAAATCTTCAAGAAGTAAAAGTTCAACAACTTCTTCTACACTAGAAAATCATACATCATTTAAACAGCTATACTATCCGCCATATGAAACACCAATTAAAAACGACGTTGTCATAAATAAAAAAATAATAATTACGGGGCCCAATGCTGCAGGCAAAACTACGATTATTAAATCAACGCTCATGAATATTATTCTATCGCAACAAATAGGATACGGATTTTATGATAGCGCAAATATTAAACCTTACGACTATCTGCACAGCTATTTGAATATTCCAGATACATCGGGACGCGATAGTTTATTCCAGGCCGAGTCAAGACGTTGCAAAGAGATTTTGGATAGTTTAGAAAAGGAATCAGACAAACGCCACTTTTGTATTTTTGATGAGTTGTACTCGGGAACAAACCCGTATGAGGCAGTTGCAAGCGCATACGGGTATATTGACTACTTGTCAAGCATGAAGAATGTTGATCTTATGCTTACAACCCACTATATTTCATTATGCAATAACTTGAAAACAAATAAAAAAATTAAAAACTATAAAATGAAAGTGGACGTCGAAGAAGATTACAACGTGAAATATTTATACAAATTGGAAAGAGGTATATCTAAAATTAAAGGAGGCATCAAAGTATTATATGATTTAGAATATCCTAAGGCAATTATAGAAAATACAAAACAACTTTTGATGTCGATGTAATTAAGAAAGCATTAAAGCGTAATAAAGAAAGCGTTAAATATTTTATTTTTATTTATGTATAAAAATAAAAGATGTCGTTATTGAATTCACAAACTATTTTCAATATTCTTATTACTTTAATCATATGTTCGGCAATGTTTATATTCTTCAGGTTTAAGTTGCGTGTTTTAGAGATTTCGCAAACGGAACAAGCAAAAGTATTGCAATCTTTAGTAATGAGTATGAGAAATGGAGGGCATCATCGAAATATCGATATGGAAAGTAGTGAAGAGGCTATGAAACATAGGCAGAGGCAGATGCAGATGCAGATGCAACAAAATGGCGGCATTGGTGGTAGCGGTGGTAGCGGTGGTAGCGGCGGTGGTGTGAATCAACATAATCATGCAAATGATTTAATTAATGTATCTGATGAAGAAGGCGACGATGATGAAGATGAAGATGAAGATGACGAGTCCGAATCTTCATCAGATTCTGACGACGACTCGGACTCGTCGTTGGAGGATGATAATGAAGAGACACATGACAATACTACAAAAAAAATAATATTTAACAACAACGGAACTTTAGACGCACACACGCACCCCATCGAACACTTAACGGGCGATGATATTAAAGTCATTGAGTTGACGGAGCCTTTATATGCTGTAGGTGCCGGTCCTAAATATGATAATAATAATGTAAGCGACGATGATGGGGACAATGGGGACGATGGAGACGACAATGAAGATGTAAGCGATGACGACAACGACAACGACAACGACAACGACAACGACGATGACGAAACCAGCGATGACACCGAAGTAAAGATTGAAGAACTCCCCAGTCATGCATCTTTATCTTTGCATCAAGCACAACATTTAGAAACTTCTGTTGTTGACACTAATGAAATCAAAACCATTTTTAAAGCCGATAAGCAGCAGCAGCAGCAACAACAACACGCAGACTATAACTCAATGAATGCGCAAGCACTTAAGCAACATTTGAAGACAAAATTGTCAGCTGAAGGAATGCACTACAACGAGACTGCTATCAATAAACTTAACAAAAAGGAACTCATCAAACATTTGACCCAAGGATAGATGGAACGGGAATGGGGAATGGGGAATATTATTTAGCAAAGTATTAATATTTTATTATATATATTATAATAAAGTATACAATAAAGTATATATAGTAGTTTAGTAACGAATCACAACCGAAAACACAAATATGTCCTGGGGAACTTGCTATGCGGGTTCAAATAATATCCACTTTAATTTTCCACCGGTTATGGCAGATGGCAGAAACTATTCGACCTGGCAGCCAGGTGCAGTCATAAATGAAAGGATTCGCGAAAATAATAACATCAAGTCGAATTGGGATTATCGAACATTCTTGCAAAATAATGCAGTGAATATAATGCAGACGAATTCTATAGCTGCATGCAACAACTGCGGGGCATGCCCACCTGTTTATATTGGAAACCAAAATCCGGTTTCACAATCGAGTGTGCCATTTGTTTTTGAATCGCCTTTAGATAATAGCCAGCCATTTGGCTATGAAACAAGCGACCTGAAAAATATGTATCTTTCGCGGAATGAACTGCAAAGCCGGATGAGCGCGCCACATATTTCTCAATCACAAATGTTGATACAAGGTTTAGCTCGTTCGAATTAAGAAAGGGGGTTGGTATTAGAATTTTAATCCTATGTTATCTTATTTTTACAAATTAAGATAATATAATGTGTAGTAATACTATATAGTAACTTTTAAACAAGTAAAGATTAAAATGTCAACAAGACGAAAAAGAGTAAAACATAGCCATAACAAGACTAGAACTACTAGTAAGGCTTTATTGCGTAAAACTAGACATAAAAACAAAAAAAATAAACAAAATAAAACTAAAAAAATATATCAAAGTGGAGGAGGTCCTAAGGCAAAGGGAAGATATGGTGTTCCGACGGAAATGAAATTTCTTAGACTTTTACTCGAAGAAGGCAAAATATCCCAGGAGACATTCGATAAACTGGTAGAACAACAAAAAAAAGACCATACCGCTGAGTTTGATATCGATATGAAAATTAGCGGTCTTTCAAAAAATTATAGCGTAAAATCAGCTAACAGAAACGAAAATCAATATTCAGTTACTATAATGTGTGGAAAATCGAATAGATTTATTACTCAAACCGGTACTGGTACTGCTCCTTATCATATGATAGTTGTTCTACGAGAAAAACATCCTACGAAACAGAAAAAAACACAATATCGTGCTCTGGAAATAAATTTACGCTCTGATAATGCTAGAACACTATTATTTGGAAATGCAAACGATTGTGAAATACAAGAGATAGTAGACGAGGCCCAACGTTTGTCTGATACTTATTGCAAGGATGATAGTGTTGAAAACCATAAAGAAATTAGTAGGTTTAATCAGAATTTAAAAAGTAGGTTTGGGGCACGAATACAACTGGCGCCAAAAAAAGGAAATCCCGAAAAAAAAAGAGCTACACGTGCGCAAAGCTCGTTTGTTTTGGATTTAAAATGTATGGGTGCAGTGGTGGAACGTGAATTTTTATTAAGTTCTCAGAGTAGCGTAGACGAGATGGAAACTGCAAAACCAACATCGGGAAAATCAGTTAAACCTCCCATAAGTAAAGTACCAAGTTCAATAAGTAAAGTACCAAGTTCAAGACGTAGAGTACCAGGTTCAGGAAGTAGAGTACCCCCACAAACTGAATATTTTAGAAAGTTTCCCCTCTCTAAACGAGGGTCATCACGAGATGCCGGTCACACTGGTCCCGCTGGTCCTGCCCCTTTCTCTGCTATTCATCCCAGTGGTTATGCACGAGGATTTCCTAATGTTTATGATGAAGAAGATACAAATTATTTGCATCCTATATATGAAGGAAACTTATTTCCTACTTCCCCAGCATTTAACCCCGAATTCATGGATGAATAAAAATAAAAAATATTATTATATTAATATTTTCCACGTAACTTTACAAATCAAAAAACTTATTACCTATTATAAAATTAATCCCTTTTTGAATATTATTAAATTCATAAATAATAAATAATCCTACAAATGACGATGTCACGCAGTCCTTAGTATAATGAGATCTAGATATACATATAAGTAAAAAAGATATAATATATGTTAGTATATACAGAATCCAATAATTATGGCCATAATATTTATAAAAAAGTCCTAAAATAATTATAATACTAATAAGATGTGTGCTAATACCTAAGTTATTACACGAACCCATATTCTTCATAGTTTCAACAATATTTTTGCTATATTTACACGATTTACTACTATCAGGAAGTGTAGTAGAAATAAAAAAAATGAAACAAATAAAATTAGCAATTATCCATAAAAATATAAAAAAGATAATATACTTATATTGTTTATTGAATAAAAAAACTACGATAAAAATAAACATAATACTTATAGTAAAGATATCATTAACTATATATAGTTTATCTATATTTCGTATGTTATCATGAATAAAATCTGGAATATTAACCTGGTTGATATATACACCTTTATCATATGTATACTTATTCACCTTTTCATAACTTATATATAAAATAATTGTTAACACCAGTAATAGAGATATGATATTTATATAAATTGGTTTAAACATTACTATTATTATTTTAATAGTTTCTATATATAATATCATATATAATAATATATAATAATATATTCTACATAAATTATGAAACCAAAAACCTTAAAACATTACGCGTCAAAATATTTACCGCGTATTTTATCAAGGCGTGACACCTTAATCGAAAAAAAGCAACTAGACAAATCTCGCAAACTTTATAAGCATAAAAAGTATTATACGCGAAAAGCCGTCGCATCCTATCCCGGCAAAGTATCAAAACATATTCTTCATGCAAGGAAAATATATGGCGTAGAAGATATTATTCCTTCATCCCAACTTGCCAAAAAAACAGGATGCAGTATTTCCGCATTGCGTCAAATTGAGAAGAAAGGCCAAGGTGCATATTTTTCATCCGGTAGTAGACCGAACCAGACCGCACACTCATGGGGGCGTGCTCGTCTTGCAAGTGCAATAACTGGTGGGAAAAGTGCAGCAGTTGATTTTAGTATTCTTGACAAGGGTTGCAATCATAAAAAAAGTCGTGCATATAAGATGGCACTACATTCTGTCAAAGTAAACGGGCATGGAACTAGACGTGTTCCCAAGTCTTCATTTGTAAAATCGTGAACTAACACATTCGTTCCACAAATATATTCCCCTAAAAATACATAATAAAAACATATTACGTATTTTATACACCATGGAAAAAACAAAAAACATTATAAGCTTCGATGTCGGGATGAAAAATTTAGCATATTGTATTTTTCAAGTTTGCGAAACTACATGCAAAGTAAAAATATTAAAATGGGATGTTATCAATCTTTGCACTCCTATAGTAAGAAAGTGTAACACTTTAGGATGCACACAAGATGCGAAATATTGCAAGACGTTTCGCACAGCCAGTGATGAAGCGGACGAGGAGGACGAGGATGAAGAGGAGGATGATAAGGAAGGTTATAAAACTGCAGAGAAAGGAGAGAAAGGAGAGAAAGACGAAATAAATGAAAATCATGACCCCGAATATGAAGTAGAATATTTTTGTAATAAACATGCAAAGACATCCAAGTATAAAGTTCCAACACCAGAATTAGATATCAAAAAAATAAGAAAAATGAAATTAGTAGACATCAAAGAACTAATCGTGAAGTATAACTTTGCTCTCTCCTCTGTAGAACATTTAGCTTCTTTGTCTATTGTTCTTGTTGAGAAAGGAGAGAAAGGAGAGAAACACGAAAATAAAATAGTAAATACAAACTCAAAAACAAACTCAAATACAAAAGATGAACTAATCGGTATGATAAAACAAGAATTACGCACAAACTATTTAGAACATATAGAAAATGTCAAAGCAATGGATGTCGATTTAATAACTATTGGCAAAAATATGATGCAAGAGCTCGACAAGGTTCTAGGAATGGGAGGGCTGGGTATCGCAATGCACATTGACATCACCATTATTGAAAACCAAATTAGCACGATTGCAAGCCGGATGAAAACATTGCAAGGAATGATTGCGCAATATTTTATAATGAAACACACACCCCATATTGAATTCATCTCAGCATCCAATAAACTAAAAATGTTTATGACCAAAAAGAAAACAACATATACAGAAAGAAAAGCAGAAAGTGTTGAAATAACTGCTGAACTTTTAGAAACAAAAGAAGAGTTCAAGGAATTTAAAGGATATCTTAATAAAAATAAAAAGAAGGACGATCTCGCAGACTGCTTTTTACAAGGAATATATTATCTTACCATCAAAAATATGATAAATTTAGTTTGAGTGTTTGAGTGTTTGAGTGTTTGAGTGTGTAATTGTTTAATTTTGTATATAGTTTCATAAATATATATTTATAATGCGCACAAACTTAAAATTAAAATTATAGATTATTATTATTATTGATAATACAATACTATGGAAGAAGTGATTGACCTCGGAAATTTATCTGATTTAGATAATGGCTTTAGTAATAAAAGTAGTCGCAGCGGCGGCAGTGGTACCAAATCCGTCAACTTTGGTGG